CATCCCTTTACAAGTCTCGTTGGAACACTTGTTAATTATATGAGACAAGTGGTTATATTAAGAAAAATTTATGGTAAGGGAATGGTTAAATATGCTAGTAAAATGGTCTTAGCTGGTGATGATACCAAATATTGGTTGAAGTGGCATAAGAATTTATTTCGTATTGACGAAATAATTAAGGAAATTAATCCTTCTTGGGAATGTGACTCAGTTGCAGAAACCATCATTCCTTCTCAGATTTCTGCGGAACAACGAAAGGCATATTTCTTAAAGAGGGAGAAATTTGATGGAGTGTTGGTTGGGTGGAGTACTGTTTCTATGTTGAATAAGCTCCTTTATCCCAAAGAACGTAATTTTGGACCAATTCAGCAATTTCGTTGGTTCAAAAATATGGTCGTTACAGCTCCAGGTAATTATTATTTAAACAACATTGTTAAAAACTATTTAATAGATTTATTTAAGAAAAAAGGTAATTCAGATTATGCTGAATATATGAGAAACATGATAGAGGATAGTTATAAGAAGTGCTATTTTGATGGTTGTAAACATCAATTTGATAAAGATCCTCTATCAGTGGTTTTGAAAGGTGATTATTATATTAAAGATTTAAAAATAGATATGGCAGGTAAAGTATTGGCTGGCGGCGCATGTTTGAGTCACTCTAAACTAGCCTCATACTCTAGTTCGGTCAGCGTACTTAGTCTTTTAACCATCTTGCTGGGACCTAAGAATATTAAAAATATGCTTCATGGTAAAATACGTATACCACGTATCCTTGAAGCAAAATTCGATTTCAACGAAGTTGATATCGAACTAGTTGCAAAGGTCATAGGTTACAGACATTATGGAAGCGTTTCAAGTGCAATTAAGGATGCTACTGGATACCTTATGAATAAGGTGTTCAAGAAATCTGATTACGTTTCAAATCATTACGTGCACTATCGAAACCGCTTACAAAAGATTATTACGCGTTCGAACGAGTACTCTAGTGACATTCTGGGGTTTGCGAGGGCTTTGACGTCTAAGAAG